GAGACTATGCCCCCGCCCTCTGTCTGTTTAGTCTCTGGGTAGATCGTCCACTATATTCTGTGCAAAGAAAGCGAACGCGAGGGCTACGCAGTGGATGCCACAGGCGGCGAAGAGACCATGCGGGTCATTAATGGCAGCGTGGAGCACGTTAACGGCGCAGAGCTTGTTGCGGGGCTTATCTCGGAAGCAGAAACGTTGACGCAGCAACTTGGAGAAGCGGTAGAAGCCATCTACAACAGCGACATGGCGACCATCGGTTAAGAAAGGAGAACGACTATGTACAACATTATGACGAAGCTTATCAACAAGCGGTTCTACAAGACCCGTGAGGAGGCACAGCAGAAGTGCGACGTGTTTTTCGCCGTGGGGCGCATCACGGACGAGCAGTACACGGAGCTGTGTGCGCTGATCGAGAGCGTGTACGCAGAATAAGGGGCGGGGAGAATTACTCCCCCCGCCGGATGTAGGCTTCCTCGGCATCGAGCTGTGCCTGTTTGAGCGCGGCAACGGCCTTTTCAAGCTGGGCAATGGCGTCGGTGACGGCGTTAAACAGGGTGAAATACTCGGGCATGGGAACACCTCCTTTCTGCAAGCAGGATAGCACAGGTGGCGTGTCAGAAACGGTCGAAGGGTGTCGAGGGTGCAAAAATAATTTGAGAGGAGAACGCGGCGAATGGAACCGTGGGTACAGGGAGTGCTTTTGCCCATCGTGTTGGCTATGCTGGCAAGTAACGGGCTGTGGGCGCTGATAGGGAAGCGGCGGGAAAAGAACAATGTGGAACGGAAGATGCTGGTGGGTCTGGCGCATGACCGCATCATCCATCTGGGCATGGTGTACGTGACGAGAGGGTACGTCACGCAGGACGAGTACGAAAACCTCAATGACTATCTGTATCAGCCGTATGAAAAGATGGGCGGTAACGGCAGTGCAAAACGGGTCATGGAGGAAGTAAGGAAGCTGCCCATCAAGCGAGAGGCGTAAAGCCGGAAAGGAAGAATTATGAAACTGAGCAATCGTATGTATGACATCATCAAGTGGTGCGTTATCATCGTGCTGCCCGCTATTGCGGCGCTGTACTCCGGTTTGGCCGGTATCTGGGGCTGGCCGTATGCGGAGCAGATCGTGAGCACCATCTCCTGCATCACCGTTTTCCTCGGTGCTGTGCTGGGCATTTCCAGCGCCAGCTATAAGAAGGAGAAGGACCTGGGGGAAGCAGCATGAACGGCGCCAGTAAGGTCATCAAGATAGCCCGGGAGGAGCTGGGCTATCTTGAGAAGGCTTCCAACGACACGCCGGAGACACACTATCTCGACAGCAAGACCGCCAACGCCGGGGACAAGAACTTCACGAAGTACGCACGGGACATTGACGCCATCCCCCATTTCTATAACGGGAAAAAGCAGGGATACCCGTGGTGCACCACGTTCGTGGCGTGGGTGAACGTGCAGGCGTTCGGCGTAGCAGAGGCGAAGCGGCTGCAGAACCTGCCGGACGACAGTCTGGGCGCGGGCGTGTACTACCTGAAGCGGTACTTCAAGGCAGCGGGACAGCTGGGCAGCACCCCCAAGGTGGGGGCACAGGTATTCTTTGGCGACGATCACACGGGCATCGTGACGGAGATCGTGGGCAAGGGCTTCCGCACTATCGAGGGCAACACCAGCCCGCAGAGCGGCGTGGTGATCAACGGCGGCGGCGTGTACGAGAAGGAGTACGCCAGCGTGAAGTCCTCGTACACCTTCGGCTACCCGGATTATCAGGAAAGCGACGAGGACGCGCCTGCGGAGAAGCCGAAGATCTATCTGTCCCCGGCGTACCACCAGGCCAACCAGTGCTGCTATAAGCGTCCCGATGGCCAGCAGTGCTATGAAACCCTCGAGAACAACGAGTTTCTGGACATTTTGCAGCCCATGTTGGAGCGTTGCGGCTTTGACATCATGCGCGGCCCACGCCGGACGCCCATGAGCGACGAGTATGGCCCGGACTATATGTACCGCGCCATCAAGGAGAGCAACAAGTGGGGCGCAAAGGTGCACTATGTGTCCCACACCAACGGCAGCACCAACGGCCCCACCGGGTACGGCACGGTAAAGGGATTTTTGTCCATGTACCACCCCAGCAGCGCCAACGGGAAGAAGCTGGCGGAGCTGATGGTGAAGTACCGCAAGGCCATATACCCCCACGGCTGCCGGACCGCGACGCGGAGCGACCTGCACGAGCTGGACGACACGAATGCCTACGCCGTGTACCAGGAGCACGTGTACCACGACAACCCGGAGGACGCGGCGTGGTTCCATGAGCACATGGAGGATTGCGCCGTGGCGGACTGCAAGGCGCTGTGCGAGTTCTGCGGGCTGGAATATGTGGAGCCGGAGAAGCCGCAGGAGCCGGAACAGCCGGAGACACCGGAACAGCCGGCCGTGACCGAAACGTACACCGTGAAGGTGACGCGGAGCGCAGACGGGAAAAGCGGAACGTGGAAGATCGTGAAGTAAAACAAATCTGCTGGGCGGGAAAGAGCTACGACAAGCCGCCTCTTTCCCCGGCGTAAAGTCCCGCAAGCTCACGGCTAAAACCGTGTTATGGACAGCTACCACAAGCAGATACGGCGCAGGTTGCAGAGCATGGCACCAAAGCGGGCTATTGCGTATGTGATGAGCGCCCAGCTACCGCCTGACGAAGCGGTGTGCGTTATTGAATGTGACGTGAAGCGGAAAAGCTATTGTGAAACGGCGTTACTGCTGAATGTTTCCCCGGAAACGGTAAAGCGGTGCCGCAGGAGAGCATATCGGAAATTTGCAGACGAAGAAAGAAGCCACACCTGAAAAGGTGCGGCTTCTTTGTTTGCGCCCGGTAGGGGGGGAACCGGGCATATGAAAAGGGAAAGATGCCCGCCGGGAGTATTCCGGAGTGGCTGATTTTATTATACATCGTTTCTGCGGTATTGTACAAGTAAATATTTCGCAAATTAACAGCCTTTTTCTGACCTTTAACTGCCCCTTTGCGGGGGCAGTTTTTTGTTACGCTTATTGCAAGAAACGGAGGTGCTTGCATGGTCGAAAAGTTGGTGTCGTTGGGATTTACCCAGCAGATGGCGGAGGACATCATTTGGGCGTATCAGGATGACCTCCCGGGGCTGAAAGCCTATGTGCGGGTGATAGAAATAGTGGCGGCGCATGTATAGCTACTTCAACGAAAATCCACACGGGAAAAATGTGGGAGACTGCACTGTTCGGGCTATTTCAAAAGCCACCGGGAAAGAGTGGGGCGAAACGTACCTTGCTATGGCGGTGCAGGGTTATCTGGATGGTGACATGCCGTCGGCCAACGCGGTGTGGGGCGCGTATTTGAGGCGTATAGGCTACAGGCGGTACATGGTGCCGGATACTTGCCCGGATTGCTACACAGTCGGTAGGTTCGCCGATGAACACCCGGAGGGGACGTTTATCCTTGCGCTATCCGGGCACGTCGTGTGTGTGCAGGACGGCGTGATCTATGACAGCTGGAACAGCGAAAACGAAATTGTTTTGTATTACTGGCAAAAAGAAAGTGAGGCGTAACTATGGCATTTAACCCGTATTTCAACCCTTATTACCCGCAGCCAATGCAGGACAACCTTGCCCAACTTCGGCAGCAGCAGATGCAGACCATGCCGCCGCAGATACCGCAAATCCCACCCATGCAGAACCCGGTGGCGCAGGGCGGCGTACAGTGGGTAGCTGGTAGGCCGGAGGCGGAGAATTGGCTGATCGCTCCTAACTCCGCCATTGCGCTGTGGGACAGCACGGCTCCCGTGGTGTACCTTAAACAGGCCGACGCAAGCGGCAAACCGACCCTCAAGACGTATGACCTTGTAGAACGCCTTGCAAGTGCTCCTGACGTGCAGAAAGCTCCCGCCCCGGAATATGTGACCCGTAAGGAGTTCGACGCGCTGGCGGCGCTTGTTAGCGAAATAAAGGGCAAGAAGAAGCGCAAGGTAGAGGAGGAAGAAAACGATGAGTAACAATCCGTTTTTCAATGCGTTAGGTGGCGGACAGATGCCGGGGTCGATGAGCGGCTTTCCTCAGCTTTTACAGCAGTTCAAGCAGTTCAAGGCAAGTTTTAAAGGCGACCCAAAAGCGGAAGTAGAGAAGATGCTGCAAAGCGGCAGGATCTCACAAGACCAACTGAACAAGATACAGTCAATGGCAACCCAATTTCAGGGTCTTTTCAAGTAAATCAAAATCGTGGCCACGGTTTGATATAAAAAATTTTCAAAAGGAGTGATACTATGTCTCTTTCCGATGGCACCCCCATGATGACTATGCCTGTGGCTCCTGCCAACACCGGCAACAGTAACGGCTTCGGCTGGGGCGGTGATGGCGCGTGGTGGATCGTGCTGTTCCTCATTTTCGCTGCGTTCGGCGGCTGGGGTAACGGCTTTGGCTTCGGTGGCGGCGGCAACGGCGTGATGGACGGTTATGTTCTGACCTCTGACTTTGCCAATGTCGAGCGCAAGATCGACAGTGTAAATCAGGGCCTTTGCGACGGATTTTACCAGCAGGCGCAGCTTGCCAACGGCACCAACATGGCGATGGCAAACGGCTTTGCACAGGCCGAGCTTTCCCGCAGCAACCAGCAGGCGGCGCTGATGCAGCAGCTCACCGCCATGCAGATGCAGAACCAGGAGTGCTGCTGCGAGAACCGGGCGGCTATCGCCCAGGTGCGGTACGACATGGCGACGCAGGCCTGCGACACCCGCAACACGGTCAACACCGCTGCGCGTGACATCATCGACAACCAGAACCAGAATAGCCGGGCCATCCTGGACTTCCTGACCCAGAGCAAGATGCGCGATCTGGAAAGTGCCAATCAGGAGCTGCGCCTTGCCGCTTCTCAGGCTGCGCAGAACAACTACCTGATCTCCCAGCTGCGTCCTTGCCCCACCCCAGCTTACATCACTTGTAATCCTTGGGCGGGCAGCAGCTATGGCGGATGCGGAACCGGCTGCGGCTGCTGACAACTGCATAGCACCAGCTGTTCGGAATTTCCGAACTGTTCAGCCCCGTGCTGATACTGACACCAACGCGGCGGGGCAATAGCTCCGCCGCTTATTTTAACTGAGAAAGGAATGATTTTAATGGCAGAATTTACTTCTGCGGCAATTCAGACCGTTGCTGCTGGGCAGAACGTTCCCCTGACGGAAACTGCGGTCAACAACAAGCCGTGTATCGTGCATCGAGCCGGAGCAGGCATCGTAACTTTGCGCGGGTTGACAAACCAGTGCAAGGCACGTTTTCGCGTGGCTTTTGGCGGCAACATCGCTATCCCTACCGGCGGCACGGTGGGAGCTATTACCGCCGCGCTGGCTATCAACGGTGAACCGCTGACCAGTGCCGTGGCGACCGTTACACCCGCCGCCGTGGAAAACTATTTCAACATTTATGTCAGCGCCATTGTGGAGGTGCCGAAGGGCTGTTGCCTGACTGTGGCTATGGAGAACACCAGCACACAGGCAATCAATTTCGCTAACTCCAACTTGACCGTTGACCGCGTAAGCTGAAAGGAGTAAACTATGAGTATGAAAGCAATGTACGATTTGCGCGATATGCTTTGCAAGGAGCTTGACGAGATCGCCCACAAAGGCGAACTTGGCGCAGGTGATTTGGACATCGCGCATAAGCTGGTAAGCACCATCAAGAACATCGACAAAATTGGTCTGATGGAAGATGAAGGGTACAGCCGTGACGGCGATTATTCCCAGCGGCGTTACTCCCGCGACGGCGACTATTCCCAGCGCAGGTATTCCCGCGACAGCTACGGCGGCGGCAGCTCCTACGCACGGCGTGGCACCCATTATGTGCGCGGCCATTATAGCCGCGACGGCGCAAAAGATGACATGAAGCGCCAGCTGCAAGAGATGCTGGACAATGCCGATGATGATACCATCCGCAACGCCATTCAGCGGTGCATGGATGCCGTGGAGGGCTGAGAGGGGGTAGTTCCCCTTGATCGACGAAAAGGAACTTAAAGCCTGGATAGCCAGACTGGAAACGGAACAGTCAAGCTGGCCGAACTACGAGAAGTTGGCCGCGCTGTACATTATACAAAACCAGCACGAAGGGCAGAGAAACCCTGCACCGGCGGCTATGTATTCCGGCGCACCGGCTCCTGATGTGGTAGACGGTGACAGTGACTTCATGCAAGCGGTATCATCCCGCGCGCCGGAACAGGCGTGGGCCATAGTGGACGAGTTGATGGATGCGCTGAAAGTAACAAATGCGCGAATGTATGATAACGTGATGCGAAAGATGCGAGGATAAGCGATCCCCCGCCTGTTTGGGCGGGGGATATTGCCGTGTACTTAGTTGGACGCAACCGTCAGGTTACGTCTAACTAAGTTTTTAGAGAAAATCGAATTCAATCCGGCTGTCTTTGTATAGCCGGATTTCTTTTATTTTGAGTTTCCAAAAAGCCCGTTTGTTCTCGCGGGTAAGATTTTTATAAATGTCTTGCCAGCCGGGGGCGAACAAGTCCGCGACTTCTTCCGGAGCGCGGCTTTGTACTTGTGTCTGTTTAAGTGCCTCTACTTGCTCCGTCAGCTCTGCGTACTTTTTAGAGTAGTCTGGCTTTGAGATCATGTCATCTATATACAACTCAGACAGTTTGGTAAGCTTTTTTTGTATAGCTTTAATTTGCGCGTCGGTGTTAATTTTGGGCGCGTGCTGGGCTTTAGCTTTTAGTTTGATCTGTATCTGTTCATCAATGGAGGACATGAGATAATTTTCTATGTCTTGTTCGCGAACAACTAAGCCATTGTCACACCCCCTTCTTTGCTTCGCGCCCTGGCAAAGATATTTGTAAACACACGTGCCATCTTTTAATGTGGTAGGGTGTCCTGTCATTCTTCTCCCACACTCGCCGCACAAGGTAAGCCCCGAGAATAAATAGATGCGGTTATACGGTGATTTTCTTGTAACTCGCCGCCTTAATTCTTGTACCCTTTGAAATTCCTGTTGTGTTAGGTACGGCGGCAGCGTTAGGCCGTTCCATTTGCCCACATAAGCGGTGTTATTCAGTATCGCGCTTGCGGTTTTATAGTTGAGATTTAATTCAGGCACAGCATCCATCGCCTTTGTTATTGCGCCGGTTTCAAGGAAGGTTGAAAAAAATCTGCGCATTATCGGCTCTGCTTCTTTGTCTATAACCGCAAACTTACCCTCTCTTTTATAGCCTTTAGGAAGATTTCCGGTGCATACTTCGTTTCGATCTTTTTTGGCATCAAGCACTTTTTTTATGCGTTCACTGGCGCGGTCAGCTTCGTCCTGTGCTACAGCAAGCATAATGTTGATTTTCAACCGGCCTGTAGCTGTAGACGTGTCGTAGTCCTCGTAAATCGTTTTCCACGACACGTTGTGAGCTTCAAGGATCTCCTGCACCTTGTAATATTCTCCGATGTTTCGAAACCACCTGTCCAGTTTTGTGACAAGAATAATGTCTACCTCATCACGCTTTACAGCTTCCAGCAACTGAAGCATGGCCGGGCGCTTTTCGATCTTCTTTCTGGCAGAAAACCCGGCATCCTGAAAAACGCCTACCACCTTCATATTGTGGGCTTTGGCGTATTCTTCGAGGTCGTTCTGCTGATCGTGAATAGACAGGCCAAACTTTTTCTGTTCTTCTGTGGACACACGCGGGTATAATGCTGCCCGCAATACTACATTCATTGTTCATCTCCTCCCTTATCTGGCGACAATGTATACTTTTTTGCATAGCGAAAATACATCATCAAAATAGCGGCAAAAAAGCCAATACCGACCGCAAGCAGCAAAAAGACGATCCATGCGAATATGCTGGCCTCTCCGCCCTGAATAAGCCCCTGGTGGGGGATACGGTAGTCAAAAAAGATATATCCCACGATAACAGCCATAAATATGGCGCACAAAAACGTAAGGCCATAAATAGCAAATTTTGTGTCCCGCGATTTCTTGCGGTGGTAGTTAATGGTTTTTGCCATCTGCTCCATGCCGCCCTCAAGATGGGCTATCTGCACATCGGCATCATGGATCTGTTTTTGATGCGCCAGCTTTTCGTTGGCTTGTGCTAACTTATCTTCCGTTGTCACTTCTTTTTCAATCCCGAAATATTCATCCATTGAAACTCCAAGCGCGGCACAAATTAAACCCATTTTGTACACGCTCGGCTCCTTTGATGACGCGGAGAAAAAATTACTTATGGTTGATGCTGAAATGTCCGTCATGTCGGACAAATCTTGTATAGTTAAATTCTGCCGGTCTTTTGCATCCCTGCACAAATCCTGCAACGTTTTTACCATTTTCCCCTTTTACTCCTTTTTTGGGCAGGAGAATTCCAATTCTGGTTTGCCGCAAACGGTAATTATCCGAATTTGGTATTGCCCTGCCAAACCCTGATTTGTTAGTGTGAACGTGCAGCCGGAAAGCCGGGAGGCCACCGGCGAGAATAGCCCCGCTGTCCGTTGCGGGAGCAGCGGGGCTATTTAACAAAGGCCCACATATAAACACTTCCCCCTGAAATATTTTTTAATTTGTTGCCCATTTGTGGGCAACAAACAGCTTGTGCGTAACTATAAGTGTACTAACTTAGTTGTACACCGAGAAAATAATATGTCAAATTAAGAAAGGGGAAAGAAATGAGTTCTTGCACAAATGCCAACGCCTGGGGTATAATAAAAACAGATGCATTGGCGCAATGTGATATTGAAACGTTGCGGAGAATAGCCCTTAAAAAAATCGACCAGCTTTCCGATGAGGAATGCGCTGATATTATGAGTACGTTAAAAGAAAGAGGTGTGCTATGAGCAAAGACTACGAGATTTACATTGATAGGCTGGCTGAAAACAGCATTATCATGAAAGGCCAGATCAACGATGTTGTGTTTGGCCTAAAGGGAATTACAGACAAACTTGATACGCTGATCGCGCTCAAGCAAGTTGAATTATCACTCCTGCAACAGCAGCGATTGCCGCAACAGCCGAAAGAACAGTTGTAATAATAAACCGTGTTTTCTCGCGGCGTTCCTTGTCGGCTTTTTCTTTGCGCTCTTGTTCCTTGTCTTTCCGTTCCGCTTCTGTTCGCAGCCAGTCTTGCGGATCAGTAGGATATAGTGTAGGCATTACTCCAGCTCCTGTAGTTTCTTCGTGGCTTCGTTGATAAGAGCCAACAACGCCGCACGATCATTTGTAGCTTTAATAAAGTTTGATGCAGCTTCTTTTGAGCCCTCGCCCTCTGTGGCGGGGGCTTTTTCTTGTTCGCCTACTCCGGCCATCAGTTCTGTAGCGGTAACGCCAAAATAATCGGCAATTTTTATAAGAGACGATTTCCGTGGAGTTGCACCGTTTCCCCATCCGGTTACAGACGCTCTGGTAAAACCCAATTCTTCGCCCACGGCAGACGGAGACTTGTTAAGTTTGCTGCATAGTTTCACATAGTTAGAATAGAACAAAAATAAGCCCTCCATTTTGTGCAACACGACAAAACTTAACAAACTTTACAATTTGGCTTGACTGTTAACTTTGTTAGGTTTATAATGGGCTTGTGGCTTGAAAAACGTTACAAAAAACCAGACCCCGATACATTGTATCCGTGTCAACGCTACTTTATTGCTTGAAGGTACGGTAGTTAACGAGGCCCCGATGCTCCCGCAACGGACACCGGAGCCCCGGCAGGGACGTCGTGACGTCACCTGCAAGCACATAGTAGCATACTTTGTTAACTTTTGCAACCACAAATTTAGCCGCAGGCGGGAATACCGCAACTATTCTCGCCTGCGGCGCACCAAAAAACAAAGGAGGGCTAAATTTGCTGGAGAGTTGGACAGGCAAGCTGGTCGGCAAGATGCACGTTCACGAAATCACATACGACGAGGTAGCGGCAGAGCTTGGCGTTTCCAGACCTTATGTGAGTATGCTGCTGAATGGGCATCGAAAGCCACCGGACGCAAAGAAGCGTATCGAAATGGCGATTGACAGCATTATCGCCAGACGCGCTGAGAATGGGTAAGAAAAAGCCCGCCCGGTGCTGGCACACCGAACGAGGCATCTCCGAAACATCTACCAAAATGTTCTGCGGATAGTATACCACGACCGCAGAGGAAAGGCAAGAGGTTATGACATGTGCTGAAATTGCCGTGATGTTATGGGCACGGCAGAACGGAATGGAAATTATCGAGGTCGAGTACATTCGACAGGAGGAAACGACATGAGTTGGTTTGCATGGACGCTGGCGTTTATCGGCGCAGCGTGGCTGAGCTGGGCTATCGTCAAGGGCGTGGAGGCGCTGGGGCGATGAGAGAGCGGAACAGGCGGGCGCGGGAATACTCCCGGCTATGCCGCACCAGACGATGGTGCAGGCGTATGTGGGTAGTGGCAATCGTCCTGTGGGTGATGCTGCTGGTGCTGGTAGCGTGGTGCCTGACGCTGCCGCCGGTGCAGGAGGACGTGGTGCAGTCGCCGCCCACGGCAGAGATCGTGGAGTTGGAGCCGGAGAACCTGCTGGTATGCGACATCACCGGTTATTGCGCGTGCTGTACGCCCTACGCCCACATGAACCAGCGGGACGGCAAGGTGCTGACGGCATCCGGCCTGTGGGTGGACATTGGCGAGGCCGTGGCGGTAGACCCGGACGTTATCCCGCTGGGCAGCACCGTGACGCTGGGCGGCAAGACTTACATAGCAGCCGATACTGGTGTGTACGGCTACACGGTGGACGTGCTGATGAGCCACGAGGACGCGGCGCAGGCCGGTGTGGTGAAAGCGCTGGTGAAGTGGGAATGATCGGGCTGGTGAACCGGACGGCTCCGCCCTGCAAGGGCTGCCAGCGCAGACACGAAAGGTGCCACGGGGAGTGCGAGGACTATAAAGCGTTCCGGCGGGACGTTGAGGCCAACAAGGCGAAACGGTACGCATCGTACAGCGAGGCCGATTTTTACAGCATGAACAGCGCAAGGCGCGAGAACGCCAAAAAGGCGATAAGAAAGAGGGATGGAAGATGAAGGTCTATAAGGCAACAGACAAGGACATGAAGTGCCGTGGATTCCAGTATACGCTTGGCAAGACGGCGGAGGTCGATGGCGACATTGAACTATGCGAGAGAGGGCTTCATGCCTGTGAGATGCCGCTGGATGTGCTGGGCTATTACGTGCCCGGTGATGGCTCCCGGTATTTTGAAGCGGAGCTGGATGAGGTCAGTAACAAGAAAAGCGACGATACGAAACGCGTCGGCAAGAAACTGACATTAAGCGCGGAGATCGGTATTCCGGGGCTTGTCAAGGCCCAGGTGGAGTACGTCAAGGCGCAGTGCGACTTTGACAACGCCATCAAAAAGGCAGACGCTGAAAAGAAAAACCACGCCACCGGCGATAGGGGCGCAGCATCCGCCACCGGCGAGAGGGGCGCAGCATATGCCACCGGCGATAGTGGCGCAGCATCCGCCACCGGCTGGAGGGGCGCAGCATCCGCCACCGGCGAGAGTGGCGCAGCATATGCCACCGGCGAGAGGGGCGCAGCATCCGCCACCGGCGAGAGGGGCGCAGCATCCGCCACCGGCGATAGGGGCGCAGCATCCGCCACCGGCTGGAGTGGCGCAGCATCCGCCACCGGCGAGAGGGGCGCAGCATATGCCACCGGCGATAGTGGCGCAGCATCCGCCACCGGCAAATGCTGTGTGGCTATGACCACCGGCGTTTGTGGCCGCGTAATGGGTGAGCTTGGAAACGCTATTGTGTGCGTTGAGAGAAATACCAATGGTGATATTGCTACTATTTTGGCTGGCATTGTGGATGGTGAAACGCTGAAACCCGGCGTGTGGTACACCGTTAAGAACGGCAAGTGGACGGAGGTGTAGCGATGAACCGACTGAAGGAACGGCGGTTGGAGCTGGGGCTGACGCAGGAGGCGGTCAGCGGCATTCTGAAGCTGGCAGACGCACGGATGGACGTGAGCATGGTGAGCCGGTTTGAAAACGGCGTGTGTCTGCCCACGGAGGAAGTCACCGAGGCGCTGGAGGCGGCGCTGCGGGCAAGCAGGGCGTATCTGTTCGGCGAGGACAAGAAAGCGGAATTGCCCATGCGGACGGCGGAGACGGAGCGGATCGCCTGTCTGATCCCAAAGGGGCGCAGGAATGCCATCAGCCGGGAAGACCTGGCGGCGGCGCTGCACGCCACGGACCGGAAGATGCGAAAGGCCGTGGCCGAAGCCAAGAAGCAGGGCGTGATGATCTGCAACGACGGGGACGGGTACTACCAGAGCGACGAGCTGAGCGACCTGTGGCGGCAATACAGGCGGGAGACGGCGCGGGCTATGTCCATACTCAAGGCGCGGAAGCCCATGCGGGAAGTGCTGAAAGCGGCTGGGAGGCCGGTATGAGCGTGTTTGACTACAAGGAGCCGCGGGCGGAACCGAAGCCCTACAAGGTGCCGCGATGTCCGGTGTGCGGCGAGGAAACAGATACCCTGTACAAGAATATTTACGGCAAGACCGTTGGGTGTGATGTGTGCATCCGAACGGTGGACGCATGGGAGGAAAAGAAATGAGCTTGAGTTTATACCATATTGACCAGGCGCTGGAGGCGCTGATCGACCCGGAGACCGGGGAGCTGCTGGACTACGATGCGTTTGAGCAGCTGCAGATGGACAGGGAGCACAAGATCGAGAACATGGTGTGCTGGTCCAAGAGCCTGGACGCGGAGGCAAAGGCCATCCGGGACGAGGAAAAGGAGCTGGCGGAGCGCCGCCGCACGATGGAGCGCAAGCGTGACCGGCTGCGGGGCTACGTTGACCGGGCATTGGACGGGCACCCCTTCCAGACGGCAAAGTGTTCCGTTACCTACCGCAAGAGCACGGCGGTTGAGATCACCAACATGGAGGAGCTGGTGCGGTGGTGCATGGACAACGGCTATGACGGCAAGGTGACGTATGCCGCGCCCACGGTGGCCAAGAGCGACATTGCACCGCTGTTGAAAGCCGGTGTTGCGGTGGACGGTGCGGAGATCGCCGAGCGGATGAACATGGGGGTGAAGTGATGGAGAACCTGGCTATCTATAACGCGGTACGAAGCGTGCCGGACAGTGCCAAAAGGCAGATCGGCGCTGGCCGGTTAAAGGGCAAGACGGACATCAACCCCATGTGGCGGCTGAAGACCCTGACGGAGCAGTTCGGCCCCTGCGGCATTGGCTGGAAGTACGTCATCACAGACAAGCGGCTGGAACAGGGCGCAAACGGTGAAGTGGCCGCGTTTCTGGACATTGACCTGTTTGTGAAGGTAGACGGCGCATGGTCGGAGGCTATTCCCGGCACAGGCGGCAGCGCGTTTGTGGCGAAGGAAAAGAACGGCCCTTATACCTCTGACGAGTGCTTCAAGATGGCACTAACGGATGCTATCTCCGTGGCCTGTAAGGCGCTGGGCTTTGGCGCGGACGTGTACTGGGAGGCGGACAGGAGCAAGTACGACAAGCCTGCACCTGTAACATACCCTAAAGGCACTGTCATCTGCGAGAGCTGCGGTATGCCCATTAAGAGCGTGACGCGCCAGGGCATTAGGTATTCCCCGGATGACATCTCCGACAGAGCGCTGGACAGATACGGAAAGCGGCTGTGCTGGGGCTGCATGAAGGCGGCCAACGCAGCGGAGAAGAAGCATGAGTGACCTGGTAAATGACATCCGAGACAAGAGCCGGATGTTGGACGTGGCCATTACGGAGCTGAAACGGCGTGGGCAGAAATATGCGGAGGCCGAAAAGGCGTACCGGGTAGCTCTGGCCAAACAGATACTTACAGAACGCGACAACGGCGTGCCGGTGACGATCATTTCTGACATCTGCAAGGGCAAGGCGGAGATCGCCGCGCTTCGGTTTGAGAGAGACTGTGCAGAGGTGGTATACAAGTCCGCTATGGAGGCCATCAACTCCATGAAACTGCAAATACGGTTGCTGGACAACCAGCTGGACAGAGAGTGGGGTGCGGCGAAATGAACAAGCTGCACATACAGCCCTGCTGGACGTGCAAGAAGTGCTACGGCGACTGTAGCTGGTCGAGGAAGGCCCCGGAGCCGGTGCCCGGATGGGATGCTACGCCTACGGTGAAGAAAAAAGGAGGCCGCAAGGCGGGCATCATGCACAGCTACGCCATTCACAGCTGCCCGGAATACGAGTGGGACGGGACGGAGGAAGCGCATGGAGAGTAAGAGATGCTTTTTGTGTGGCAGGAATGACCCCGGCGATCCGTTAGAGAAACATCATCTGCTGGGCGGCGCGAACCGCAAGAAGAGCGAGAAATACGGTCTGGTGGTGTACCTGTGCGGCAACAGGTGCCACAGGAACGGAAAGACAGCCGTACACCGCAGCGGCGAACAAATGCGCAGGCTGCGGCGGTACGGCCAGCTCAAGGCCATGCAGGAGCAGGGCTGGACGGAAGAGGACTTCCGGCGAGAATTTGGAAAAAGTTACTTATAAGGAGATTTGATATGCTGAACAAGATTTTTGTCATGGGTAGATTGACACGGGATCCTGAGCTGCGGCGCACCAATAACGGTACCGCCGTTGCCAGCTTTGCACTGGCGGTAGACCGGGACTTTAAGAACGCAGACGGGACCAAGGACACGGACTTCATCGACATTGTGGCGTGGCGCGGTACGGCGGAGTTTGCTTCCAAGTATTTCACCAAAGGCCGCATGGCGGTGGTGGAGGGCCGGCTGCAGATGCGTGACTGGCAGGACAAGAACGGAAACAACCGCAGAAGCGCCGAGATCGTGGCGGACAATATGTATTTTGGCGACAGCCGGAAGGACATGGACGCGCATGGAACGTTTCCTCGGACGGACGTCAAGAGCCAATTCATGGAGATGGACGAGGACGACATGTCAGATCTGCCTTTCTAAGGGGGTGACGTGAATGGGCAAGATGCAGGAAGAGATCAAGGCATTGCGGCGGCAGAACACGCATTTGCAGAACGTGGTACAGCGGCAGAGGCAGCACCTGTCAGAGCTGACCGGTGCCGTGCAGGACTACAGGAAGGCCATCACGGCGCACTATGCGGCCTGTGCCATTACCTTCGGAGAGAAACGGGAGGACTGCGACACGCTGTGGGGCTGGCATCTGGAGGTACCCGCTGACCTTGTGAGTAAGGCACTGGAGAACTACACAGGCGATGTGTGGTTGGACAAGGAGCGCGGGGTGTACGTCATAGGCGTGATGCCGAAGGAGTGAGGCCGATGGGCAAGTGCTACGTGAAAGCCTACTATGACTGGATAGAGCAGACAGCGGCGCTGTCCGATGCAGAGCGAGGTCGTCTTTTTATTGCCATTCTGAAGTACGCGAGAACTGGTATCCCGCCGGAGTTGGAGGGCGCGGAAAGCATACTGTTTCCGGTGTTCCGGACGATGCTGGACAGGGACGACGAACTTTCCGCTGAACGGTCAAGGAACGGGGCGAAAGGCGGCAAGCAAACGCAAGCAAGCGCAAGCAAAATCAAGCAAACCGAAGCAAACGCAAATGACCCCAAGCCTACTAAGACAAAGAAAGAAGACAAAGACAAAGACAAAGACTTATTCCCACCTTACGGTGGGAGTACGCGCGCGAAGCGCTTTACCCCACCCACACTGGCAGAGGTTCAGTCCTACGTGGCTGAACGCCATTCGGCGGTAGACCCGCAAGGCTTTATCGACTTCTACGAAGCGAAAGGCTGGATGGTTGGCAAGACCCCCATGAAAGACTGGAAAGCGGCTTGCCGAAATGCGGAGAAGTGGGAACGGTGGGGGCATGCCCCTGCTGCACTTGTCGGCAAGACCGACGGTGCACGTGATGCCTGGATGGGCAAGTACATCAAGGGGGCGAAGCCATGAACGCTGGCATCTGGAAGATCGCCACGGCGAAGCTGTGCGGACAGTGCATCCGGGACATGGAGGACGAGTACATCTTCGCCCCCAGATGGCGGCGGACGCTGGGCGGAAAATGCGAACGCTGCGGAGAAAACCGCGTCGTCCATGAGGTGCGGTACACGATGAACAAACGAGGGCTGGAGAAAAGAGGGAAACTGAATGGGCCTGATGAGTAACGACCTGGCGCGGCTTAGTCTTGCGGCGCAGAAGCAGGTCATGGAGAAGATGCGGAAACCGGGGAAGTACAAGGCGCAGAAGACAAAGCGCGGGAAGCTGACCTTCGACAGCAAGAAGGAGGCGGAGCGCTACGACGCGCTGATGCTGCTGCAAAAGGCCGGTGAGATACAGGGGCTGAAATTACAGGTGCGGTACTGCTTGCAAGAGGCGTACACGACGTTTGAGGGCGACCGCGTGAAAAGTATCGACTACATCGCGGACTTCGTGTACGAGCGCAGAACGGCTCCTGACAGCTACGGACAGCGGTACTGGCTGCCGGTGGTGGAGGACGTGAAGGGGATGCGTACCCGCGAGTATGCCATGAAAGCAAAGCTGTTCCGCAGTAGGTACGGGTTTGCCATCCGGGAGGTGTGACGTGGGCAAGCAGCATTTAAGCAGGGACGACCGCATCTTTATGCGTGGCAAGCTGCAAGGCACACGGGAGAACATGGACATGGTGGCAATGGTGCTGATGGACAAGTGCGGCTGGCACGTCCAAGAGGAGACAGCGGACAGCCGGGACACCCACAGCATCGCGTATCTGTACGAGTGCCTGGAGAAGCTGGCGGAGGAGATCAACGAGGGCCGCATCAAGCGGAAGCACATCAAGGACGTGCTGAAGGACGAGTGCGGTGTTGTGTTTGGAGATTGAGATGAAAGTTTTATGTGCGTGTGAGGAAAGCCAAGTGGTATGTATTGCGTTTCGTGCGCTGGGGCATGAGGCGTATTCCTGCGACATACAGGAGCCGTCTGGCGGACACCCGGAATGGCACATTTTAGGCGACGCTCTAAAGGCCATCGAGGGGGGGCAAGTGACCACAATGGACGGACAGGTGCATGATGTGGGGCGATGGGATATGATTATCGCCTTTCCTCCGTGTACCAAAACGAGCAATGCCGGGGCAAGACACTTGTATAAAGGCGGCATGTTAAATCTTCGCCGCTACTATGAAGGGCTTTGCGGCAAAGCGTTGTTTTTGGCAATATGGGCAGCCGACTGTGACAAGGTTATAATTGAAAATCCGACACCAAGTAAAGTATTTGAGTATCCAGAACCGACGCAGGCAATTCAGCCATATCAATATGGACACGAGTTTACAAAAAAGACTTTGCTGTGGGAGCGCGGGGTAAAGCCTTTGATGCCGACAAATGTTGTAAAACCGACGGCGACATGGTGCCCAAGCGGCAGTTACAGCCACAAGCATGGCGAACAGCACAAGGGTATGTTTACCACGGATAGAGCAAAAAACAGGGCAAAAACATTTCCTGGAGTTGCCAAAGCAATGGCGGAGCAATGGGGCGGAGATGTGAGAGGAGGAATGACATGGTGAACGACGCTTTGTTTTCCAGCGACAAAAATTTCTGGGAAACGCCGCAAAAGCTGTTTGACGAGTTGGATGCGGAGTTCCACTTCACGCTGGATGCTGCCGCCAGTGATGGCAACCACAAGTGTGCGCGGTATTTCACGCAAAGCGATGATGGTTTGCGGCAAAATTGGGAGGGCGAAACGGTGTTTTGCAATCCGCCCTACGGGAGCAAGGAAACCGGACTGTGGACGGAAAAATGTTACCGCGAAGGACAGAAACCGGGGACAACGGTGGTTCTTCTGATCCCCGCCCGGACAGACCGTGCCAGTTTTCACGACTATATTCTGGGAAAGGCAGAGATCCGCTTCCTGCGTGGTAGGCTGAAATTTGAACTGGACGGAAAGCCGATGGGGACGGCACCGTTTCCCAGCATGATTGCCATTTGGCGAGGAGGAATGACATGACACGAGACGAGATCGTGACCGCGCTGCGGTGCTGTGCAAACCACACGGCTTGCAATTCGTGCGAGCTCAGGAATACAGGAGAGTGCCTGAGGATTATGCCTGCCGCCGCTGACCTGATCGAGAACCAGCAGCGGCACATCGAGGCACTGATGAAAGCCAACGACAGCCTGAAGGACGCCATTGCACGGCGGGATAAGCAGATAGAGGACATGAAGCAGGGCATGGCACAGCTGGCAAAGGCTGTGGCGGTGAAGGAGGAGCAGAGTGAACTGCACGCCATGAACAACGAGCTATGCCAATACTGCGGGAAGTACAAACAAGCACACGAGGGCGCCTGTGACGGGTGCAAATGGAGGGAAATGTGATGGATGCTGTGAAGTTTGTAAAGGAATATCTGCGTATGTGCGGCAAATTTTCTGGCTGTGAGGAATGTCCTGCATTTATGACTGACTTTTGCACGGTAAATGTGGAGGAGCAATCGCAGGAAACAGCGGGAGAAGTTGTGAGGGTCGTCGAGGAGTGGTCTGCTGCACACCCGTGCAAGACACGGCAGAGCGTGTTTTTGGAGCAGTATCCTCAGGCTGATATTGATAACACCGGGCTTTTGATCCTGTGCCCTAAGCGTATTTCTGCTGATATACGGGTTACCGCCGATTGTTTGCGCCAGGGGTGCTCCGATTGCCGCCGCGAGTTCTGGATGCAGGAGGTAGAGTGATGGAACGACTGACAAAACGCGAAAATGGGCACGTGCATTACCCGAGATGCTTTGAAGAACCGTGCGGCGGCATGGGATGCCGCACTGAGGACTGTGAAGTTAAGGTCGAAATCCGCGAACGCCTTGCCGCTTACGAGGACACGGGGCTTGAGCCGGAGGAAGTGTCTGCGCTGGTTAAAGACTGGAGCGACCTTTGCACGACCATCGGAGAGTGCGGCGGCATCGACCGACTGCGCGAACTGGCCGAGGCAGACAAGGACGGTCGGCTGTTGGTGCTGCCGTCTAACAAAGCGCTGACCAATGCAGACCGTATGAGGGCTTCGACAAATCAGCAGTTGGCGAAGCAGATTTACGATACCCAAAAAGAGCTTTGCAGAATGCTGTACAAAAAACTTGGGTTTGAAGATGAATTGAATTTTTCCGAGGATTACTCGGATATATTAGCTTGGTTAAACGCCCCATCGAAGGAGGCGGAAAAAGCATTGGAGGCGATGACGGATGGTTGAGTTAAAACCTTGCCCGTTTTGCGGCGGCAGGGCGCGCCTATTTGTGAAAGACGGGGTAAGAGTAGTTTGCACAAGATGCTATGTGAGCACAAGGGTTCTGAGAGACGAATTAGAATACAGCAGCAACGCCGTAGAATCGTCGATCGAAGCATGGAACAGGAGGGTAAATGATGGCAAGGACGATAGCTAAACTTGTTGCATGTCACCTGATTGGAGATTATTGTTTGCAGAGCGATTTTATCGCAAGGACGAAAGGCGAGAACTGGTATCACCTGTTTATACACTGTTTTCTTTACGTCATCCCTTTCTGGGTAGCTTTTGGGTGGAGCCGGAGTCTCGGGGGTTTGTTCTTTTCGCATGCGATTGTTGATGCGCTGAAAGCGAGATACCACAAGATATCGTACTGGCTCGATCAGACCATCCATTATGCCGTATTGGCAGCATACTTACTCTGGAGGTGGGCGTATGGGTCAACATAAGCACAACCCGACCGCTATTGCGGCGGCAAAAGGCGAATTGCCACCGAAGAAGAAGCCGATGGGTACAGCAGAGAGCCGGGAATGGGTGTATACATGGATACGAGAGCACACGCTGCTGCCCATCATGGGACGGGAGATAAGGAGGAACGCGGCAATCGCTTATATCCGTGAGCAATCGGAAGAATGCCAAAAAGCGTTTGAAGAGTTTGGCGGGGAAAGCGGAATCTACGCAGACGTCTATAACGATTTGGCGGAGGACTTTTACAGCATTCCAGCCGCCGACGTGGCCCCGGTTGTGCATGGGTTGTGGGAAAGAGAGCCATCATCTTCTTGGAGGTGGACACCATCTGGCGCGGTAGCGGTTACGCGTACTACTTATAGATGCGGTCTCTGTGGGCGGGGAACCGCTGTAAAATCTAATTACTGCCCCAACTGCGGGGCGAAGATGGACGGAGGTGAAAGCGATGAGGGTGATTGACGCCGATAGACTGTCCGTAGCCATACACGAAAACGTCTCTACTCCATACGAAGACGCAAGGGAGGCAAAAGAAGATTGCTTGCGTGAAATAGAAGAATCTCCCACCGTAGACGCAGAGGTCGTGGTACGCTGCAAGGACTGCAAGCACAGCACACTTCCATCTGAACTTACGCAAAGGTACGGCGTACCGGGAACGCTAACTTGCCACAACAGGCACTCCCCGTGCAACAGGCGCAATGTAGGCGGCGACGACTTCTGCTCCTACGGCGAGAGAAAGGACAAGGCAGATGCAGAAGGGTGATGTGATCCGGGCGCGGTTTATGACGCTTCCAGACTTATTCCCCGGAAAGGGGTGCGAAGAAAAGAAATTCCTTATACGCAAAGGCACGGTGGTGTATGTGCATCCGAAGGGGCGGTACATCGTGGCGGAGTGCGGCGGGGTGCGGGAGACATTCTTCCCAGAGGAGGTGGTAGGGTGAAAGAGCAGACGGTTGAATACTTGAGGCTATACTTTGAGTGCGGCTGGCGCATGAGTACGATTGCGCGGCATTTTGGTGTAAGCACATCCACTGTATCTCGCTGTATATCCAGAGCAGAACGGCGCGAGTGCCCCTTTGCTAAAAACTGCCGGTACTGCCCGCTGAAAGAATGTGCGATAAAAGAAGAGTATGCGCCGTATGTAAACGCAGAAATTAGGTGATGTTGCACAACGAAATGCAACAACAAAAAAAAGATGTGATAACGTGGGGGTGCAGGGGCGAACTCTGCATCTCCATTCTTTTTCTTTTCCCCCTTCTTTTCCTGATGGGCGGGGCTTCGGCTCCGCCCGGATGGAGCAATATGCGGGCACATGTACCAAGGTGGCGACGCGGTCTCCAAAACCGTGTGTGGTGGGTTCAATTCCCAACTGTCCGTGCCAAAAGCGGTGGACACTACCGTTGAGCAATGGCATAGCGCCGCCCTGAAAGTGTGTCAGTAGACAGGACTTCCCGCACCTCTTGGCAATGTGTCCCAGGGAAGACGTTATATTCAGGTGAGGCGAAAGCCGGGTACAGACGAGCCAACGACAAAGGCCAGTGGTGGGAGGCCGGTGCGTCAGACAAAGCGAGGTGGTGACAGTGGCTGCAAGGTTGACAGACCGGCAGAAAAAGAAAATACTGGCGGACTATGTGCAGACGAACAACTTTTGCGCCACAGCGAAAATCAACGGCGTGTCCCCAACGACCGTTAAGAACCTTGTGCGGGCGAATGCCGACATTGTGGAAAAGTGCGAACAAAAAAAAGAAGAGAACACCGCCGATGTGATGGAATACATGAACGACCACAAAGACCTTGTGTGCTCGTTCATCGGCAAGGGGCTTGAAATGCTCAACGACCCGGAGAAACTGGCAGTGGCAAATCTCAGCCAAATCACAACGGCGATGGGAACGCTGATCGACAAGTGGGCGATGATCGGCGGGAGTCCTGCCGACACGGTGAGGGAAGACGCACTTAGTCAGAGCCTAAAGGAAATGGCAAAGGAGCTTGAGAGCGATGAGTAAAATGTCAATTAGGGTAATCTTTAAATGCGGTGCAGAATTTACGATTAAATGCGATAAATTCGCACTTGAGAAAACCGCACTTGGAGAAGTAACATCTTATGACATAAGCGGAATTGCAGAAAATAAACCTATTTATCTGGACTTTAACCAAGTTGCGGCGATTGTAAGGATTTGTTCTGACGAAAATGATTAGCCAAAAACAAAAGAAAATCCTTGCTTTCCCATATTCTAGCTATGATGCGCTAATCTGCGACGGCGCTGTGCGTTCCGGCAAAACCTCCATCATGATGTGGGCGTTTGTCCGCTGGGCGATGGAGAATTTCAGCGGTCAGCGTTTCGGCGTGTGTGGGCGTACGGTGGATAGCTGCACAAAGAACATCATCGTGCCGTTTATGGCGATGAGTTTTGCCAAAGAGCGCTATATCATTCGTTGGCGGCGTGGCGACAAGGTAATGGAAGTGCGGCGCGGCGCCGTGACGAATTATTTTGAGGTGTTCGGCGGCAAGGATGAGGCAAGCTATACGTTGATTCAAGGCCGCACGCTGGCGGGTGTGTTGCTGGACGAAGTGGTGCTGATGCCGCGCTCGTTTGTGGAACAGGCGCTTGCACGCTGCTCTGTGGACGGGGCAAAGCTGTGGTTCTCCTGTAACCCCGGCAGTCCGCATCACTGGTTTTATCAGGAGTGGATTAAGCGACACCGCGAACGGAACACGCTATATCTCCACTTCGAAATGACTGACAACCCCGGCTTGAGTGCAAGAACGCTCGAGCGTTACGCGAATATGTACGCCGGTATCTTTTATGATCGATATGTGCGCGGCTTGTGGGTAGCGGCGGAGGGCGTTGTCTACAAGGATTTTGCAAACGACACCGAAAAGTATTTGATCGATGATCCTTTAAAATGGGCAGAGGAACAGGAGACGAAATTCTCTGTTATTTCCATTGGCGTTGACTTTGGCGGCACGAAATCCGCAACGAAGTTTCAGGCGACCGGAATTACAAAAGATTATCGTGTGGTCGCGCTGGAAGAAGAATACATCAAAACCGAAGAGATTGACCCTGACGCGCTGAATCGGCGCTTTGCTACGTTCTGCCAAATGGTTACGGCAAAGTACGGATATAGCCAGACGCGGGCAGACAGCGCGGAAACGGTGCTGATTCGCGGGTTAGATCATACCGCGCAGAAAATGCACCTCGGGACGCAGGTAAAGAACGCAATGAAACTGCAAATCACAGATAGGATCAGGCTCGTGGTGCTGCTGATGAAGCAGGGGCGTTTTAAGGTTTCGCGCAACTGCCCCCATCTGATCGATGCGCTGCAAACTGCGATTTATGATCCTGATAAGTTTGAGGACGAGCGCCTTGACGATGGAACGTCCGATATTGATAGTTTGGACGCATTTGAATACAGCATAGAGCCTTATTACAAAGACCTGGAACGTGCCGGTCATATGATGGGACGGTGAAAGAGTGAATATTCGCAGAGCATTAAAGGAATTAGGCTTTGATACGGTCGATAGTAAGTTTTACTCGCTGATTGATGTATGGAAATCATGGTATGACGGCGATGTAAAAGACTTCCACAGTTATACGGTGTGGAATGGCATCGAAGAACTGGAATGCCATAGGTATTCCGTCAACATGGGCAAGAAAGTCTGCGAGGACTGGGCAAACCTGCTGATGAATGAGCGCGTGAATATCACGCTTGAGGGCAAGAAGGAGCAGGAATTTGTAGATGCGGTTCTTGCTGATAATAACTGGGAAGTAAAATCCAATGAATTGCAGGAGCGGAAATCCGCGGTTGGTACCGTTGCTTATGTTCCAATCATGGAGGATATGAGCGTTGACCCTGATACAGCAGAGATCGCTAACCCCGGAAGAATTCATATCAACTATGTAACCGCTGCAAACATCTACCCGCTGACGTGGGACAATGGCATTATTCGTGAGTGCGCTTTCGCATGGACAAAACGAGTTGATGATGCGGAATACACCTACATTCAGGTGCATCGGCTGAACGGCGGCGAATACGACATTGAAAACTACCTGTACGACGCGGAGGAAGTGCCGCTAACAAGTGTGCGGGGCTTTGAAGCAATCCCCCCTGTTGTCCGCACAGGAAGCGCCAAGCCGCAGTTTGTCATTGACCGCCTGAACATTGCGAACTCTGATGAAGATAACCCTATGGGCGTTGCAGTGTTCGCTTCCGCCATCGACCAGCTCAAAAGCGTTGATATTACATACGATAGTTATGTGAATGAGTTTGTGCTGGGGAAAAAGCGCATCGTGGTACAGCCGGAAGCAACCAAGGACATCAATGGTAGGCCAGTCTTTGATAAGCGCGAAACGGTTTACTACGTTCTACCGGAAGATCGCGCATCTGATGGAAACATTTTGCAGCAGGTCGATATGACGCTGCGCACAGCAGAGTTTAACACCGGTATGCAAGATATGCTCAATATATTGTCGAGCAAATGCGGATTTGGCGAGAATCATTACAAATTCGATCAGACAAGCATTGCCACGGCTACACAGGTCATTAGCGAAAACAGTACTATGTTCCGCACTATCAAGAAGCATGAAATTTTGCTCGAGCAAGCGATTACGGAGCTGTGTCGCATCCTGCTTCGATTGGGCAATCGCTACATGGACGCCGGACTTGATGAGGAAGTCGAAATCTCCATCGACTTTGATGATAGTATCATCGAGGACAAGGGGCAGGACTTCAACCGCGATATGCAGCTTCTCAGCGCTGGCATCATGAATGACTGGGAGTTCCGCATGAAGTGGATGAACGAGGACGAGGCGACCGCAAAGGCGGCGCTACCAAAGATGCAGGACATGACCACGGAGCAGCAACAGGAGGTGGAGTAATGGGCTATGGAGAAAACCCCGGTACTTTTTGGGTAAACATTGGCACAGATGAAAACCCTAATTGGGTAGTTTTGGGCCATGTAAGATGAGCAAGTATCCATTCCCCCCTGAACTGCTGGATGCCATGCCGGAAGAACTGGCGGAGCTGTACCGTGGTCTTGAGGACGCACTTCTGATGGAGATATGCTCCCGGCTCAAGCTGCGGGATGAGCTGAACGAAATTACGGTGCAGGACATCAAGGCGCTGCGGGCACATGGCATCGATCTGAAAGAGATTGAAAAGGCCATACGCCAGACCACCGGCATCAGCGAAAAAAAGCTGAATGAGCTGATAGACGATGTGGTGAAGCGCAACCAAAAGTATTACACCGAGGTCATAGACCTTGCCCGTGTAACACAGCCTGACGTGCTGGTGAATGCGACCACCATTGACGCAATCAGACGGCAGACGCAGGACGTGTTCCGCAACATCACCGCATCAATGGGCTTTTTGGTAGACGCGGGGCGCACAATGCTCCCCCCGGCAAAGGCTTACCAGTGGGCGTTAGACGCGGCTACGTTGAAAGTAGAAAGCGGGGCTATCTCTTATGGGCAAGCCATCAAAGACGCAGTTAGGCAGCTTGCAAGCGGTGGCCTGCGCGTGATTGACTATGAGAGCGGACACCGTGACCATGTAGACGTAGCTGCCCGCCGTGCAGTAATGACAGGTGTATCGCAGTTGTGCGGTAAGTACACGGAGCAAGCGGCGGAATATCTGGAAACGCCGTATTATGAAGTGTCTGCCCACGCCGGGGCGCGTGATGTACCAGGGCGGTCGCCGTGGGCATCGCACAAGGAGTGGCAAGGCAAAGTGTATTCCACCCGCAGCGGCGACATCTACCCGAATATCTACGAGGTGTGCGGGCTGGGGGCTGTGGATGGGCTGGAAGGAGTCAACTGCCGTCACCGCCGCAACGTTTGGGTTGAGGGCGTAAGTGAGCGCACTTACACCGATGAGCAGCTTTCCCACATTGATGATGGACTTGGCTGTACGTTTGATGGCAAGACCTATACGGCATACGAAGCCACGCAGGAGCAGCGCAAGGTGGAGCGAACCATACGCAAGCTAAAGCGCGAAAAGGCGGCGTACAGTGCCGCAGGGCTGACAGACGAAGAACAGGCAGTGAATATCAAACTGCGCCGCCTGAATGCAAAGTACAAGGCGTTCAGTAAGGCGGCGGGTCTGCCGGAGCAGCGGGAAAGGATGAAGGTGCTGTATGAGAATTAAAGCAAGAAGTTACGAAGGAATTGTGCTTGAACTTGACGGAGATGTGCGAGTGCTGCGTGATTACACCCGCGAGATTGTGCGCGTGATCAAGTATCAGGTTGTAATTCTGTGTGATGATGGCGCAAAAGTTGAGCTTACAGATGTAGCCCCAAAAGAAATTGAGGTAGTCAATGAACCGTGATGAAATTGTACAGGCTATCGAAGCCATTTTGAAGCGCGGCAACAACGCAGAAGTGCGGCGAAAAGGCGACGGTGTTATCGTGCTGGAAGTCCAAAAGAAAATCAAATATCAATCCTCGGTGTAATCGGGCACCGGGAAGGGCAATAGGAGCCAACTACCGAGTTTTCCTCGGTGGTTGGCTCTTTTGTTTTAAGTAAAACCCGCGAAGCACAGCGGTTTTTATACAACGTTCGCCCCCGAAGAATTGGGGCCAAAGAAAAGGAGAACGAATAACATGGCGAAATTTACGAGAGCGGAAATCAGAAATATTCTCGGCGACGCTTGCACAGAAGAGATCGAAAATCGCTTGGTTGCGCTGCATCTGGGCGTGGTCGACCCCCTCAAGGACGATCTCACGAAGTACAAGGCGGACGCGGAGAAGCTGCCAAGCGTCCAGAAGCAGTTGGACGACCTCAAGGCGGCAGGTGACGGCGGTTATAAGGAGAAGTACGAGAAGGAACACTCGGCTTTTGAAGCCTTTAAGACCGACATCACAGAAAAGGAAAGCAAGGCGGCAAAGGAAAAGGCTGTCCGTGCTTACTTTGAGAGCAAAAACATCACCGGCGCGAATCTCGACCTTGCTATGCGAGGCTGCGGCGAGGAAATGGCCGCATTGGAGCTGGACGGGGAAAAAATCAAGGACACCAAGTCTCTTGATGCACTCGTAGACGGCACTTACAAGGGGCTTGTCTCCAAGCAGACCGTTCGCGTCGACACTGGTGCGCGCTTTAACGGTGGCGGGAAGCCGATGACAAAGGACGAGATCATGCAAATCACTGACAGAGCGGAGCGGCGCGCTGCAATCGCCGCAAATATGGATTTGTTTAGAAAGGAAGAATAAAAATGGCTGCTGATCCTAAGCTCATTAAGAAAGCTGACCTCGCGCGTGTGCGCGAAATCGAATTTACCGAAATGTTTGGCTATTCCATCAAGAAGCTGATGGAGGCTCTGGGCGTTACCCGAAAGATTTCCAAGCAGGCGGGCACTGTGCTCAAGAGCTACAAGGCCACTGGCACGCTGGAGAGCGGCGCTGTTGCTGAGGGTGAGACCATTCCCCTCAGCAAGTACAAGACCGCAGCCGTGGACTACAAGGAGATTACGCTCAAGAAGTGGCGCAAGGCCACCTCCGCCGAAGCAATCACCGATCGCGGCTACGATCAGGCGGTAGAAATAACCACCGACGAAATGCTCAAGGACGTCCAGAAGGGTATTCGTAAAGACTTTTTCGACTTCCTCGCAACCGGCACGGGCAAGGCGTCCGGCGCGACCTTCCAGGCGACCTTGGCTCAGGCATGGGGCCAGCTGCAGGTGCTGTTTGAAGATGACGAAATCGGTGCGGTGTATTTCCTGAACCCGCTGGATGTTGCTGACTACCTCGCAAGCGCAAACATTACCTTGCAGACCGCGTTCGGGATGACTTACGTTGAGAACTTCCTCGGCCTTGGCACCGTGATTCTCAATTCCAGCGTTCCCAAGGGCAAGATTTACGCCACCGCCAAGGACAACATTGTCCTGTACTACATTCCTGTGAACGGCGCTGATCTTGGCGAGGTGTTCGATTTCACCACCGATGCCACCGGCTATATCGGTATCCATGAGGAGCCCGATTACACCAACATGACCGCATCTGACACCGTTATCAACGGCATGGCTCTTTTCGCTGAGCGTATCGACGGTGTGGTGGTCGGCTCCATCACTCCGGCGGTGGGGGGCTAACTGAACTGCTGAATAAGCCTGACCCTGACATCACCGTTTTCACCGACATGACAAAAGCACAAATGCTTAAGTATGCCGATGAAAACGGGGTGGAAGGGGTCAGCAGTTCGATGAAAAAGGCTGAAATTCTCGCAGTTTTGGAAGGAGCTGGCTCACATGACATACGCTGATTACGATTATTACTCCGGGACCTATTTGGGCACCGTGAGCGAGGAGGATTTTCCGCGTCTGGCTGTACGAGCCAGCTCCTTCCTCGATTACTACACGCAGAACCGGGCAAAAGATAACGCTGATATGGACGCGGTAAAAATGTGCTGCTGTGCACTTGTGGACAAGTATCAGCTGATCGAAGCCGCGCAGCAGCTTGCCGCAACCAAACTGACGAACGCGGCGACCGGCGATGACGTGAAAAGCGAAACGGTAGGCGGGTACTCCCGGACGCTGGCCAGCGGCGGAGAAGCTGCCGCATCCGCACTAAGCGCTACGGACGGTGCGAAGAAACTGCTGGCGGCGACCTGTAACGAGTATCTGGCGCATACCGGGCTTTTGTATCGGGGAGGGGGGTGCTGTGGTTGTACGCGCCCCACACTATAACGGTATACAACGCCGTGCAGGAGACTGACCCGGCGACTTTTGAGGAAATCACAAAGCTGTATGTGACCATCCTGCGCGGGGTTATGCTGCAAGCCAGCAAGGCTGTCAACGTGCGTGAAAGCGGACTTGAGAGCGCGGACGCGGTAAACCTGTACATTCCGTTTTCCGTGGAAGCGGTGGACGGAACGACAGGTAAAGCCAAAACTTACGCGCCCCCGCAGGCGTTTCTTGCGGCGGCGGACAAGTCCGAGCTTTGGACGCTGTCTGTGAACGGTAACGGCGGGTTGACGTTCTTTGTGAAAGGCGAGTTTGTCACAGACAAAGAGGACGTGGCTATGGCACAGGACGGCTGCTACAACGTGACCAAAGTGGACGAGAAAGATTTTGGCAGCGCGGATATGCAGCATTGGGAAGTCGGAGGGGCATAATATGTCGCTCAAGTTCTCTGTTGACGTGTCCGGCATGGACGAGGTAAAGCGGCAGCTTGCAAGGGCCTGTGGCCGCGCTGAAAGCGTTTTGGCGCAACAGGTGATGAAAGACACCATCCCCTTTGTGCCTGCGCTTACAGGCTCTCTGACGCAGAGAACGCGGGTGGTAGGCAACGAGGTCATTTACCCCGGCCCATACGCCCGGTTTCTGTACTATGGAAAAGTGATGGTAGACCCGGCGACCGGCAGCACATACGCCCCAAAGGGCGGGCACAAGGTGGTCACAGACCGAAATCTTGTATTTAACACAACAATGCATCCGCAGGCACAGGCGCATTGGTTTGATGCTTCCAAAGCGCAGAACATGGAGAAGTGGGTGCGGGTGGCAGATAAGGCGGTGAAGAAATTTGGAAAAGATTAAAAAGGCCGTGTCAGCGGCGGAAGAGGATCAAGTATCGCGCAAGCTGCTTGTGTGGCTGAACACATACCCGGAGCTGCCAGTCGACCTTATTCGCTTTGAGTTTCTTCCCGCCGACACTTCCGCTATGGCGATGTCGACCATTCAGGCGGCTTACATCGTGCGGAAGTATATCACCGGCGGTTATGTGGCGGAGTATCAGTTCAAGATAATCTACCGAGTGAAGCCGGGGAACAACAACGACAAACGGCTCAAGGCTGACGAACTGTTGAACGCTATCGGAGATTGGGCAAATGGTCAGAAGCCCGACATCGGAGATGACAAGCGCGTTATCAGCATGGAGCCGACCACGCGATCTTCCCTGTTTGCCATGTATGAAAACGGGGACGAAGATCACCAAATCCTTATGAAACTGAATTACGAGGTGAATGTATAATGGCAGATTTGGAATTCAACACCACAGTGGGCCAGACCATTGACCGCGAACTGCTCATTGCGTACCTGAACACCGGCACCACTTCCGCCCCTGTGTGGAGCGCTATCGGTAAGCGCGTTGAGGACAGCAGCGAGGAAATGGACTGGAGCACCGACACCAAGCAGGACATTCTGGGCCACACCTTTACGACCATGAAAAAGCCTACCATCACGCAGACCTTTGACCCCATCCCCTTGGATGCGGGCGACGCTGCGGCGGTGAAGATGTGGAACCTGGCCGTCAAAGACCAGGATGCCCAGGCGCTGGCAAATCAGGACATGATGATTGGTCACTTCTACGCCACCAGCGGCGAGGCGATGTTTGCGGAGCGCTACGACGCTTGCGCTATTGCCATCACCGGCATCGGCGGCGAGGGCGGCGGCACTCTGAATATCACCAGCGAGATCACCTACGGCGGCACCCGCACTGTGGGCACTGTGAAGAAGGGCAGCGGCGGCGCTATTGAGTTTACTGCGGCCTAAATAAAGGGGCGGGCAACCGCCCCTGTTTTGGAGGGAACACATGAAGGAATTGACAATCACCACCGGCGTACAGGAATACCACCTGAATGACAAATGCACGGTGGTTTTTAATCCCAGCGATCCGGCGTTTGCAGACAAGCTGTACACGGCGTTTGACGCGCTGAAAAAGAAGCAGGATGCGCGGGACGATAACGTAGAAAAAATGAGCGCCCGCGAAATGTTTGACTGGCTCCGAAATATGGACGCCGAAATGCGTGAGACTATTGACGGGGTGTTTGAGCAGCCGGTGTGTGAACCGCTGTTTGGCAACGTGAGCGTTTACGCTATCGCGGACGGTGCTCCGCTGTGGATGAACTTGATGGTTGCCATCATGGACGAGCTGGACGAGGGGATTAAGCGGGAAAAGGCTTTTCACAGTGAGAAGCTTGCAAAGTATACGGCCAAGTACCACAGATGATGTACGACCTTCCGACGAGCCTTGAGGTGTGTGGAACGGAATACCAAATAGAAACGGATTTCCGCGTGATACTGGACATATTCTCGGTGCTGTCTGCTGTTGAACTAACAAGCGAAGAAAAGTGCATCGGCGTGTTGGGAATGTTTTACTCCGGTTTTTTTGCTATGCCTTGGGAGCACACGGAAGAAGCGATAAACCAGTGCTTTTGGTTTATCAACGGCGGAAATAAGGAAGCGCAAAAAAAATCAACCAAGTTGATGGACTGGGAACAGGATTTTCGACTGCTCATCGCCCCCATCAACCGCATAGCGGGGCAGGAAGTGCGGGCGTTGCCGTATCTGCATTGGTGGACGTTTCTTTCGTACTACGGAGAAATCGGGGATTGCTACTTTGCCCAAATCGTGAGGATCCGAGACTTAAAAGCAAAGGGCAAACTGAAAGACAAAGCCGACAAGGAGTTTTACCGCAGAAACCGCGACGCTATCGACATCAAGCGGAGGTACTCGAAAACTGAGGAAGAAATCATTAAAGGCTGGACGTAAAAAAGCCGCCCCGGAGGGCGGCTGCGTAGCGGTCATTGATTTGCAATAAATATAATGTCGTTTCCAGACCAAAAATCCGGGGTAAATCTGATTTCAAGCGTTTTCCAATCTGCTGGGACTTCGTAGCCTATTACGCCGGACATCTTTTTCCCTGATGCAACAGTACCGTCCAGCTGACCTTTGTCTGCGGCCAACGTTCCGGTCATGCTCATGTTTGTGGAGTAGTCATCGACATACGCTTCAAAGGACATTATAGAGCTTATGGAAATATCTTTGCTGGATTTGTTCTCAATGGAAAATTCACAAAATAGAAACACGTTTCCGCTGTCTGGTGTGTAAAAACCTTCTCCGCTTGATTGGGTGCAAGACACAAATGTGACTTCAATGTCTTTAAGGGAGACAACGTCACCAACTGCAAATTCCGTTTTCTGCGGAGCAGTTAATCCGTTTCCGCCTTTTGCGTCTGTATCCCCCACCTTTTCTGGGGAATTCCCACCAAGCGCAGTGCCAATAATGCCGATAGCAATAAACACAGCTATAACGATCAGCACAACCGGTTTTTTCTGTTTGGCTCCACAAGCGGGACAGACTTTCGCGGATTTTGCAATATCTGCGCCACAGGTCTTGCACTTAGTCATTTTATCCATTTTCTTCCGCCCTCCAAGAAGTTTTTTGTGGTTTGTTTATAGTACCACATAAATACCATAAAAGCAAGTAGGTGATTGTATGGCAAACGCGGATGGCTCCGTTATCATTAAGGCCGACATTGACGATAAGCAGGCGCAGAAAGAACTCAATGCGCTGGAAAAGAAAATAGAAGCGCTGCAGGAAAAGCTCACCAACAAAAAATCCGCGCGAGATACTTTGTTTAATCAGGCCAACAATTTGGGCGCACAGCTTGACGAAGCAAAGGCAAAACTGGCGCAGATGAAGGGCGGCGGCGAGTTCTTCACCAGTGATGCTATCAAGCAGCAGGAAGCCGCTGTAGCGTCTATGGAAAAAGAATGGAACGCCATGAATGACAAACTGGACAAGCAGAACGCCGCTATCCGCGAGGGCGAAGCGGAGCTTGACCGAATGAAAGCAAAGGCCGGTGAGTTAAGTAAGCAGCTTGGCAATACCGGCAAGAACGCAGGAAAGATACAAGAAGGGTTAGACAAGGCATCCCAGGGCATGGAGGCGTTTACAAAGCGCGTAAAAATGTTGGCAAAGCGGGCGCTGGTGTTTACCATCATTGCCCGTGCGTTGGCGGCACTCCGGGATTGGCTGGCGGACGTGGTGGCCGTAAACGGTGAGGCGCGTGACGCTATCGCGCAGCTAAAGGGCGCACTGCTGACGCTGGCACAGCCGCTTGTGCAGATTATCATCCCGGCGTTTACTGCGCTGGTTAAGGTACTGGCTACGGTGGTTTCGTTTATCGCGAATATTGTATCCGCACTATTTGGAACAACGGCAAAAGAAAGCGCCAATGCGGCAAAATCCCTGAATGACCAGAAGAACGCATATAAAGGCGTGGGCGGCGCGGCAAAATCTGCAAGTAAACAGCTTGCGTCGTTTGATGAGATCAACAAGTTAAGCGGCGAAGGTGGCGGCGGATCCGGCATTATTCTACCGGATTTCAGCACGGCGGCAAATTTCGCATTTCTTGATAAAATCGCGGACAAGCTCAAGAAGATTGGGCAGGACATTGTAAACCTGTTTAAGGATGTCGCCGGGTTTATCGGCAACGTATTCTCCGGCGATTGGGACGCAGCGCTGGACAACATCATCAACTTTGTAAACCACGCCCGTATTTTGCTGGCCGATTTGCTGGACTTTGTGGGGTATATCTTTGGAGCAATCATAGACACCATAATAGAAAAGTGCGGCCTTGCCGGTACTCCGGTAGGAGATATGTTGACTGGTATCAAGGACATTGTGCAGGGCGCACTGGGGCTTATTTCCGGCATACTGACAGGCGACTTGGAAAAAATGAAACAGTCGGTTATCCAAATGCTTACCGGCGTGAAAACCTTTGTGTTTGGCATTCTGGACTGGTTCAAACTTGGGCTGACAAGTCTGCTGGACTGGCTGGACGAAAAGACAAACGGACGGTTCCACGAAATCATCGAACTGGCGAAAACCTATGTCAGCGATGTTATCGATGGTGTCAAACAAATCTTCGGTGGCTTTATTGAGTTTCTGACCGGCGTGTTTACGCTGGACTGGAAAAAAGCGTGGGAAGGTATCAAAGAAATTTTCCGGGGTATCTGGAATACCATCGTCGGCGTTTTTGAGGCGGCTGTAAACCTCATCATCAAAGGTATCAACTGGCTTATTGACCAATTGAACAAGATACACTTTGAGATACCGGATTGGGTGCCGGGTATCGGCGGTAAGTCCTTCGGCATCAATATTTCCCATGTAAACGAGCTTAAAATCCCGCGTTTGGCACAGGGCGCGGTCATCCCTCCGAACCGGGAGTTTATGGCAGTGCTTGGCGATCAGAAATCCGGGACGAACATTGAAACGCCCCTTGCTACGATGGTGCAGGCATTCAAACAAGCGCTTGTGGAAAGCGGCTATGGCGGCAGCAATGAAGCCGTGTTGGTGCTGGACAAGGACGTGCTGGGCAAGGTCGTGTACCGGCTGAACAAGGCGGAGGGTACGCGCATCGGCGTTAATCTGTCGGAGGTGCAGGGATGAACTACATCAAACTGAACGGCATCTCTTTTGATGCCGATGTGGCGATATCCAAGTACAATCGAAACTTTAACGTGCTGGACGGCGAGAACGCAGGGCGCGTAATGACGGGACGCATGGTGCGTGACATCATCGGGACATACCTTGGTCACAAGCTGACGGTTTTTCGGCGCGGCGACAACTACAAGGGACTTGACGATTTCTGGGACTACCTGTACAAACACAGCGTGGATGACTCCGTTATGCTGGAAGCGGCAGACGGCCAGACCACTATTGCGTATGAAGCGTATTACACCAGCGCGTCGCAGGACTTGGAGAAGGGCGATGGGGGCGTGAACTATTGGGGCGAGATCGAGGTGAACTTCGTCCCGATGGACGCGCAGCTCCGCCCCTAAGAGGTGGCCTATGTCGAAAACGACTATTCTGTACAAGGACATAGCCCCTGGTGCGGCGGATGACGCGACTGTGACCGCCACCGGCGGCACAGGAGACCTCACCCAAATTCCGCACGGCGCGGCTCCTGGTAAGCTTATTACGCTGGAACGGAGCCGCTGGGTGCTGGACGGCACCTTTGATAACATGTACGCGGAGGACAAGGTAGGCTTTTGGTCTACGGAGGTTTCCGGGGACAGCGGAGAGTTTACCACCCCGCCCAAAATCACCATGACGTTTACACAGCAGTATTCCAGCATGGGCATCCAGCTCACCTTTGACGAGGACACAGGAGAGTATTGCAGCGAGGTAGAAATTTCGTGGTATCAGGGCGCGGTGCTACGGCGGGCGCAGTCGTTCCAGCCTGACAACGCGGTGTACTTCTGCGATTGCCGGGTAGAGAGCTTTGACAAGGTGGAAGTCACGCTGAAAAAAACAGTAGTCCCCCATCGGCGGGCGCGTGTTAATGAAATCGTGCTGGGCGTGGTGCGTAAATTCGGGATGAACGAAATACGCAACGCATCAATCGTAAACCAGGCGAACGAAGCCGCCGTAGAGCTGCCAGTGTCCACGCTAAACTGGACGCTGGACAGCCTGAAAGACGTGGACTACCTGTTCCAGCTGAAACAGCCGGTGGAGGTGTGGAACGACAACCGGCATCTGGGGACATACTACATTAACAACTCGTCACGCACGTCCGCAAACGTGTATGTGATAGAGTGCCAGGACGCGCTTGGAGTGCTTGAATACACGCCGTTCAGCGGAGGCGCATACCTTGATGGGGTGAGTGCAAAAACGCTCTTAGAAACGCTTGCAAAGCCCTTTGAGGTTGAGTATGCGAGCGATGTGGAAGACACAACACTGGCAGGCGTACTTGTTAAGGGCACCAACCGAAGCGCTATCCAGCAGGTCATATTTGCATGGGGCGTCTGTCTGGCAACAGACGGCGGGAACAAGCTTCGGGTGTTCAACCAGCCCACAAAGCCTATTCTTATCCCACGCGGGCGGACGTTCGTCGGATCTTCCGTTGCAACCGGCGCGGTGGTCACAAAAGTAAACGTGACGGCGCATAGCTATGTAGAAGCCAGCAACGGCAACGTGACCATCAATGGGGTTAAGTACAAAGACACCCGGACTGTGTACAGTGCCATCAACCCCAACGTGACCGCATCCGACCGGGAGAACGTAAAGGAAGTCACGGCGGCAACTCTTGTATCTGATGAAATTGGACAGGCGGTGGCGGACCGGCTGTACAAGTATTATTCGCTGCGTGACACGAACACGGCGACCGTGGTATACGGTGGCGAGAAGCTGGGCGACTGCGTGAGCATTTACACGCCGTGGGGACTGCTGACCACAGGCAATCTTCACAAGATGGAGATAAAACTGTCCAACACGGTGGTGTACAACGCGGAAGTCACAGGCGCGTGGATCATCAGCCCGTACTTCTATTACAGCAACGACCTGTTTTCCGGGGAGGTGTAACCGATGGCGCTTGACGATCTGGGCCTTATCACAAACCGAACACAGGCGGACGTGGATGCGGTCATTGCCGCGCTCAGTGAAATAGAAGCTGGGCGCGGCACCCCGGCGGACGTGCTTCTCCTGAGTGACAACAAGGGATCGTACAACTACACTGACCTGAACCGCGTTGCGGGAGCTGTGCTGTATGTGGCGGAGGAGTTAGCGGCCAGCGGGTACAGCGTGACGGTTACGGCAAAGCAAGGGTGGACGGAAACGGACATTCCCACGCAGGCGGACATTGACCAGTACCTCGCGGACATTGCAGAAATACGCAGTGCGCTGCCTGTGCCAGCCGATGCCCCGGAGGTGCCGACAATGCCGCTGGACTATCGAAAGGCCAACGACATTGAAAGCATCCTCATACTGGTAGACAAGCTTGTGCAGAACATAGCCAAGTCGTGGTTTTACTCGGGAGACTTGTACTCCAACGAAATCAAATAATAAACGTTACTCCCGGCCAATCGGGGCGCGGGAAAGGGCAATAGGAGCCGACTATGGGAACGTAGTCGGCTCCATCTTTTTTGGAAAGGAGCAGATATGCAGGACAGAATTTCCCTTTATCCTGGCCGCGTCAAGCTCACGCCTGTTTCCGGGCAGGACAACGTGTACGACATGACCCGGCAGGACAACCCCACCACGGAGGGCACACCGCTGAACAAGTCCACGCTGCTGACGGACGAGGTGGCGGAAACGCTTGGGCTTGACCCGGCAACGGCTACGCCCTCTCAGGCCATCAACGCCGTGGCGGGCAAGGCAACGGACAAGAAGCTATCGCTGACGCTGGCGGCGGCAAACTGGACAGGGAGCGCAAGCCCCTACACCCAGGGTGTGACCATCACAGGCGGAACGGCCACCAGTCAGGCGGACATTCAGGCAGACGCAACGGCGATACAGCAGATGCTGGACGACGGCACCAACGCTATCTATATCGCCAACAACAACGGGACATTCACCGCCTACGCTGTGGGAGAGAAGCCCACCGCTGACCTGAGTGTTCAGGTGACGGTATACGAAGTGAAGGAGGTGTCATGATGGGTACCATTGTGGGCAAGGGCATAATATCCGCTGGCGGGGCAAGTGGACTGAATATAGCCTATGGCCTTACTCCCCCCACAGATACAAGCAAGCTGTGGGTACGGATTGCTGATAAGCCAAGCGAAGTGTTAGTAAAGGAGGCTACGTCTTTTGGGAAAGAAGCTGTTTCTGCCTATGGAATTTCTACGCCTTCGTCATATATGCCTCAATCCCTTGCATACTGTAACGGACACTTTTATATCAAAATATACAGCATCATCTATCGATATGAAGACACTGGATGGGTGGTTGCAGTAAAGGGAGCTGCTCAGGAATTTAAACACTATACTGCTCCGGCGGTAGTTATTGGAAATAAGATATTTTACTTGTTTGGTCACGATAACGACAGTCTCCCTGATAGAGCTTCTTCTAACGCGAACAGTAATACGTATATTTTAGTTTTCGATACAGAAACTAACACATATACAAATGTAGCTGTTTCGGGAATATCCAGTAAATGTCAGCTTGGAAGTGCTGTCGCTATAGGAACAAAGATTTATTTTACTGCTGGCCAAGATAATTCTGCTGGTTCTTCTGCATATTCCGATTCTACCATTGTCTATGAAATAGATTCAGAAAACCCATCTATTGCAACCAATATAGGATATATCTACGGTCGCGGTAATGATTTTAGAGGAGCATCTGTAGTAGCAGTAGGAAATATACTATATTCAAAAAGACCCTTCTATGCTGCTGATGGCTCTATTCCGTATGTTACTTATATTGAATGTTTTGATACTGAAACAAAAATAAATTCAAGGAAGCAGATAAAAGTTACAACAACTGCTGTAAGAAATTGCTTCATGCCGGGAATAAACATAGGGGAGTATATCTATTGGTTTGGGGGAATGGCGCGAACTAATGTACCAAGTATCTTGGCTTATGATACTACTAGTGTTAATTATGCTCAAAGATTTAACACTGTAACAGGGGATTTTGACCTTGTTACGGTAGGAGGTCATGTAGGAAACTCCCATAACTCTACTGTGTTGTCAAGTACAGAACTTGTATTTGCTCGGGTAGGCACGGGTAACCCTGCATACAAGTTTACAGGGGCTTATGAACTGGAGAACGATAAACTCCTCATTCAGGAGTCGCTGTTTAACAACATCTGGCAAGCTGTTAAGGTCAAGGATGGAGCACTGAGTATCGGAGTAAACGGAGTGTACTTAGGAGGCACTGATGGTTATGCACAAGCCAAAGATGCATACCTTTATGACCTCACTCAGCAAAAATGGATTTCCCTGGATGGCACACCGTTTGGGGGGGGGAGTAACACCTGAGCCCACCCCTACACCAACCCTTGAGGGGACATGGGTGCTGAATGAGCAGTTGTATCCTGTAAATAACTTCAACGAGAAAATAGGTTGCGATGTATTCATCAACAACACAGCTACAAAACATGGAATTACAACAATAGTTAGCACTGAAACAGATTTGAAATTTTATAAGGGAGGAGGTATCGAATATTCACTGACATACGCATCACAAACATGGAACTTAAATGCCAAAGTGACTTCTATTCAATTCTACGAGGGTGCAACCGCTTCCAACGAATTCATGGCGTGGTTGACAGCAAACGCCACCAAACAATAAAACAAGGAGGAAACAAACATGTACACAGGTTATATCGTAAAGGCAGGAGAGACCTGCAAGGACGAACGGGTAGCAAAGGCTATCAAGAATTTCAAGTACGAGAACGATACGGTACTCTGCGTGGGGGACGATGGGTACATCACGGAGATCAACACCCTGCGGACAGCCAAGAGCATCGTGGGCGAACAGGCCAGTCCGGAGGCATATCTGGCGGCGTATCTGGAAAAGCTGAATACTCCGGCGGAGGAAGCGGCGGAGGAAGCGGAGTAAGGAGGAGCGTATGAGCACAATTATCGGTAGAGCAATAATTGCGGGGGGGGGGGTGCTAAAACGTTAGTGTATACAGTTAGCGGTGCGACGGTAACTGCGGTAAACGGAAGCAGTACCGTGACCGCCGCAGCAGATGCTACAGGGAAGGTGGAACTGACGCTGGGCAAGTCGGGGGTGTGGAATATTACAGCCGAAAAGGATGGCAAGTCGAGCTTAACGAAGCAAGTAGCACTGCCGCCTACGCTCATGCTGCCGCTGCGGCCTGTGGCGAATATAAGCCCTACCAGCGGCGTGACGTATACGGATGGCCTGGACGGTGCGACACCGGAACTGATGCATCTGTACGGCGAAGCCATCTCTGACAATGCGGAGATCCTGCGCACGACATCTACGGTGTATCTGGACTTCGGGGCGGACAGCCGGAAGCTGACCGTGGGAGATGTCATGGACTTCTCTATCAACGGCACAACGGTACAGGCGCGGCTGATCAGCTTCAACACGGACGATCTGGCAGACACCAGCGCTTACGGCGAGGAAACCGCCACCGGAAAATGCGGCATGACGTTTGACACCGTGACTATCGTGACCAGCGCACAGATGAACACAGGCAACACGAACGTCGGCGGCTGGGAGGCGTCGCGGATGCGGAGCACCACGATGCCGGAACTGCTGGCAAGCATACCGGAGGCATGGCGCGATGTGTTGATGACGCGCAGCCTGACGAACAACAAGGGGACAACTCCCACGGAGGACATACTCTCGCTGCACAGCCAGAACGACATCGGCTCCAGCGGCTACAACTGGTACGCCGCAGGAAACAGCAAGGTAAAGAACAACGCCTCCGGCTCGGCGGTGGTTTGGTGGCTGCGTGACGCGGCCACCGGCGACTCGACGGGCGTCTTGAGTGTCGGCTCCAGCGGCAGCGGCGACGGCAGCGACGCCAGCGGCTCGTATGGGGTTGTCCCCGGCTTCGCATTTTAATCTATTATCAATGCCCATCCGCCCCTTAGATGGGGCGGATGGCGGAAAGGAAACGTATGTCCGTACCAAAAAGCAAGCAGGGCGAATCCTCTATGCAATTCATCCAGACGGCGCGGGAACTGAAGCAGCATACGCTTACGGTCGTCAAGAAATGCCCGAAGCGTCTGCAATTTTTCCTGCTGGGGCCTATTTATGAGGAGGCACGAGAGGTACTGCACTCCGTAAAGGCGGCCAACAACACCTATGTGCACAACCAGCATGAGGCGCAGATACGCGCCGACTATCTTGGGAGGGCGAATGTGGTGCTGCAGAACCTTGCCGACGATCTGGAGGATCTGTACGAGGAACTGTTGAGCGGAGAGGAGAGGTATAAGTGGGTACCGCACGCCATGCAGAAGCACGGAGAGCTGATCAGCGCGGAGGCGAAACTGATCGGCAAGGTGCGGAAAAGCGACAGAGAACGGTATAAGGGCTTAACATAAGCCGTTATATAGGGAAAGCGCTGTATATCTGCGCTGGCGGAACGGTCTGGCGGCTCGGCGGTGGTTTGGTGGCTGCGTGACGCGAACACCGGCAACTCGACGAACTTCTTGATTGTCAACTCCAGCGGCAGCGTCAACAACAACAACGCCAGCAACTCGTATGGGGTTGTCCCCGGATTCGCTCGGCACAGGCAGGACTTAGTAGGCGGTATAGCTGAAAACGATGCTTTGAGCGAAGGAGCGCTTTGCCCATTGAACTCGCGTCCGATGATACGCCGCCGGACGCTGGCCGAAAAGGCCCGTCCGCCACCGAGTGGCGGGCGCTTGCATGGCCGGTGAATGTGCGGAAACCCGGTTTCATGGCGGCGGCTACGCAGTTAGAACCCGCACCCGACAATAAGACTGCACGGAGGCGCATATTGACCAACAAAGAGAGACGAGAGGGCCGCTACCTGCGGCGCAAAGCCGCACGGGAGCGCAAAGCGATGGACCGCAGCAGGGCCTGCGGGAATTTTGAGGACGTTTTCAGCTTTATGCACTTGTGGAAATCCGCAAAGAAGTGCTGCAGGGGCGTAAAGTGGAAGTCCAGTACACAGAGCCTTATGAATAACATGCTGGTGCGGGTGGCAGACATCCACACAGAACTTATGGACGGGACGTTTCGGCATAAAGGGTTTCATGAGTTTACGGTATATGAACGCGGAAAGGCGCGGCACATTCGAGCCGTGCATATCACGGAGCGGGTGGTGCAGAAGTGCCTGTGCGACTATGCGCTGGTGCCGGTATATCAAGCGACGTTTATCTACGACAACTCCGCCAGCTTAAAGGGGAGAGGGATGGATCGCGCCCTGCGGCGGTACAAGAAGCATGTCTCCCGGCAAGCAAGGAGAGGCGGCTATGTGCTGCGGTACGATTTTCGCAAGTTCTTCGATACCGCGCCGCACAAGCCACTGTTTGAAGCGAACAGGCGGTTGTTTCACGATCCGCGCACAGCGGCGGAGGTGGACCGTTTTATCCGCGATTTCGGAGACTATGGGCTGGGGCTGGGGAGCCAGGTGTCGCAGGTGTGCGCCCTGATGCTGGCTTCCCCCATCGACCACCTGTGCAAGGACAAACTGCGGCTGAAAGGGTACGGACGATATAACGATGACGGGTACGCTATGCACGAAAGCCGGGCGTATCTGGAAACGTGCTTAACAGAAATACGCCGCAAGGCAACAGAAATCGGTATTGTGGTGAACGAAAAGAAAACGGGCATATCGCCCGCAGGAAAGTCTGTTTTTCTCAAGTGTCGGTACCACACAAAGCCGGATGGTGGCGTAAAAATGCGGATGGGCCGCGAGGCCACAGCGCGTCTGCGTAAGAAATTGCCAAAGCTCCGAAAAATGGTACACGCCGGAAAAATCTCGCTTGCGGATGTACAGCCGGTTTGGGCATCCTATTGCGGGCACATGAACCGAGGGAATAGCCACAAGGCCGTGCGAAAGTCGGCGGAATATTTTAAGAGCATATTTGGGTTTTACCCGGATAAGGAGGGCTGGAGCTATGCCCTTGCAGGAGACCATTGAAAAGCTGACCGATGTATGCGCAGAGCTGCTGGCTATATGCCTGGAGCAGGCGGCAATCATAGGGCAGCATGTGGAGGCAGATAAATACGAAAAAGCTTTAGCGATGCTGGAAAGCGAGGTGAAAGAGTGTACAAGGTAAATGCAGGCGGCGAGACATTTTACAGTGAAGCGGCAAACCCGGTAAAAATCGCAGAAAACGGCAGCTATAGTCTATTGATTATATATTAGGATTTTTTCGGCGGGAGCGAAAAGCCCGAAAA